ATTTGTACCTTCAGCTTCTTCATAACCTGATAGCTGCGCTAAATATCCGAAAGGATCATCTGTAGCTAACGTACCTTTTTTAAATTTATTAAATGCAAAACTAGATGCTGTCTTAATATCTATAATTTCTCCATCAATTTTACAATCGATGTGTCCTTTAATACCATTAAGTTCTACTTCTTTTTGTTGATCTGTAGCTTTATGGCCAGCAAACTCAATTAAAAATAAAAGAACTTCTTCCAGCATATGACCATACAAAAACTTAATAGGCAAGTAAGGTTCTTCTGAAGTATTTTTACCAGTGTTGTACTTTATATCGTACCACATTCTTCTAGCTGGCTTACCTATATTTGACATTCTAATATTTTTCTTAGTAACATCTTGCGCTTTAGCCCAGTGCCTTAAAACATTTTTCATGCTTTCACCAAACTTTTCTATTAAATCCTCAGAAATTTTTAGTGACTTATTGTTTAACAACGGATTAATACTATCGTAAATGTCTTCAACTATGTTCATTTTCTATGCCTTATAAATCTACACTTACGTGTAACTGAATTATAATGGAGATACTGCACACTTAACTTTTTTTGTAAAGGTGTCTTTGCAGATAGCCTACCATCTTTATAAGATTTAACATCTATTAAAATAACTTTACCTTCTGGATCTAAAGCTATAATATCGATAGGCCCTGTACAACCACAATTTTTAAATACATGGTAGCCATTATCCCACAACCATGTAATAGCATAATGCTCTGCTAAATCTCCTATTCTACTTGGATCATGTTTAGGTTTTCTATCTGATATTTTAATAGGTTTCATTAGTGTGTTTCACTCCAGTTATCTCCTATTTTATACTCACCATCTAAAGGACAGCGTAAGTTAAATACGTCAGTAACTTGTCTAATAGCTTCTACACCTGCTTCACCTACTACAGTAGCATACTCTTCTTTAACTTCCAACTGCCACTCATCATGGATGTTAGCTACAAAATAAGCAGGATAGTTATTTTCTTGTATAATATTGTTTAATATTACTAATGCTTGCTTCATTACAGCAGCTCCTGCCGATTGTAATAAAGTATTTAATGCAGCATGTTCGTGCCTTATCTTAACTTTTCTACCGTCTAATCCTTTGAGATAACCTTTTGATGATGCTCTTTCAACGCGCTCCTTAAGGTTTGCAAGTGCAGGAAGATTATAGAGAAAACGTCTTCGTAACGCAGCGCCTTCTCTTTTACTTCCTCCGACCACTGAAGCAATTCTAGCGTCTCCTGCTCCGTATAAGAATGCATAGATGAAAGTTTTAGCCTGATTTCTTGATTCAAGCCCTGCAAGTTTTTGATTTGCTGTGTGTATGTCTCCATTGAGAATTTCATTTGTGTACTCCTTATCATTCATGTAGTGAGCAAGCATACGTAATTCAAGACCACTAGCATCTATGCCTACAAGTTTATGTCCTTCTGGTACAACCCAACAACTTCTACAGTCTTTACCGTAAGGACTATATACCGCTGGTATCTGAGCCATATTAGGTTTTAAGTGTGACATTCTACCAGTAATTGTACCGTTAGAAATAGCATAGCCATGTACTCTATTGTCTTCTTTTAAGTTTTTAAACCATGAATCTACTTGCGCTATTCTTTTTTGAAGTAATAAGTAAGTAGCAATTAACTCTGCTTCAGGTATATTTTTAACAGTAGCTAACGTACTTTCATCTACAATAGGCTGACCTGTAGGTGTAAACTTAGAAGGCTTCCAACCAAAGTCTTGGAGATACTCGCCTATTTGTTTACGAGATCCTAAATTAAATTCTTGAAGTTTCTTTCTATCAAAAGGCAACCAACGAGTTTCAATTGGTTTAGCGATTATTGAATTATACTCGTCTGTAGTTAAACCTTGTTTAGACAATGTACCGTCTTTCTTTTTCTTAGGCTTTACGGTCTTAAGCGTAATTAATTTAGGTTTAAAAACTTGTTGTACAGTCTGTTCAATATTTCTTTTGCGCTCATTTAAATCTGCAAGTAACAAAGAAGCTTTGTATTCATCAAATAAAAAGCCATGCTTTTCTTGCTCTTTTAAAATTAAAGATACTTCATGCTCTAAGTTAATAGATCTATGGTCAAAGTCTGCTAACTCTTTTAGTAACTCTTCAAACACTAAAGCATTTAGCTCTACATCATTAACACAATAGTCTAACATCTTTTGTGTATAGCCTGAAAAATCTTCTTGCTCCATAGAACCTTTTAAAAAATTTAATTGATAGCCCCAATGCTTTAAGCTATGCCCTCCACGTTCAGGATTAGCTAATCGTGATAAAACTAACGTATCAATTATTTTTTTATTTTTAAAATTAATATCTGTAAGCTTTTCTAATACAGGTATGTCAAACCCTAATATGTTATGCCCTATAAGTAAGTTGGCTTCTTTAATTAATTTTAAACCTTCATCTATATTGTCTGGTGAAAAAGCGTGTATCTTATTAGCGTCTAAATCTTTAGCTACTAAACACCAAAGCTTGTTTGCTTCTAAACCATCAGTCTCAATATCAAAAACTAATTTCATATTTTTTCCTATAAAGTAAGAGCCTTCCAAGAGTACTTAAGTTGTGGACATCTTTTAAATTCATCGTCAATCATCTTAGCTATTTCACGACATTCAAACTGAGCATCGTCGCTAGATCGTAACTTAACTACTCTAGCAAAAGCAACTAATGATCCTGTCCAAATCCATTCGGTCATCATAGACTGTGGCAAAACCATTCGTGCTTGCTCTGGTGCTACGCCGCTAGCAATCATGTTGTCATAAACAGCCTCGGCCTGAGTAACTAAGTCAGCATACTTTTCTTGGAATCTTGTATGCTCATCACCTACAAAGACTACATCCGATGAGCCTTGCTTTTTATTGTCTGCTTTCTTTCGCCACAGTTTAGGCCAGTGATACTCAGGTAAAAAGTCTATGTACCTACGACTCTGTTCATTCCAGCACATACCAACCTGATGCTTAACGAGTTGCCTAGCGACGAAGATCGGCGCACTAATTCTAAACTGTGCTTGAACATGAGCGAAGGGTGTCCAGTGATCGTGACGAGCCAGATAAGCCAGTAACTTTTTATCTCTTGGACCAAACTCATCTACCACATTAGCGAACGAAACCCTTGCGCTATTTACAACGGTCTTGTCATCGCCCATAAGATCTATCATTTCTACTTTCATGATGCTACTCCTGCTATAAAGAATACTGAGAAGATTATAACGCAGACATAAATCTTAATCAAATCTTCGGTGCTGACATAGCCTTCTACTAGATCAACAACACAATCTTTAACGAAAGAGGTCAGTCTGGTAAAGATGTTTCTGTTTTTGCTCTGCGATAAACGCATCTGATTCTCCTTTAGGTAGTATATATTTTAAAACAGTTTCAAAGCATTCAACACGCCATTCATCCTTATAAAACTCTTCTTGGTGGTCAGCGTTGTCAGGATCATACCCATGCAATGTTTCAAGTAATCCGACATAGGATTCTTTAACGAACTCTATGCCGATTGTTTCTACTGTGTCCCAGTCTATGTCAATGTTCATTTTCATTCTCCTTAATCTTCATTAGGAACGGCATGATTAAATCTATAGCTTCATCCAAAGCACTTTTGTATCCAAGTATATGCTCAATAGGATAACCACTTAGATCTTGTTCTTTAAGTTCCATCAACTCCCATATTAAATCTTTCTTATTCATCCGTTCACGAACTCCTGTTTAATAGTTAGTTCAACACAAACCTCACCGTCAGGGTGATAGCGATAGACCTCAACAAGTTTGTCTTTTAGTTGTAGCATTTCTGTAAGCTGCAAGCACTCGCTTTCTTCATCTTGATAGTCTCTGTAAGCAGTGACACAAGCAAGAACAAACTTTTTATTTTTCTTAACTACTTTGCCTACTAATTTATGCGACCACCAGTAAGCTTCAAGTACGTAGTCTGCATCGGTATCTATATTCATGCTGCTTCCTTAAAGTTATTAATAATTGTTTCACGAACCTTTTCGCCACGCTTATAAGATATTGAAGCTATATTAACTTGAGACTGACGGCCTGCTGCTGGAGCATGAGTAGACCAATCAGTTAATACATTATAAACTGACCATTGATTGTGACCTAAAGCACCACGGTAATGCTTAGTCCAACGATCCCACATATACATTAAAGCAGAGTTCTTACTAACTTGACCGTCCAACAAAGCTCTTGCATAGTTATCATCAGGGTATTCTTCAAGTCGCTTAAAGACTGCCGTAGCACCGGCTGCCCTAGCAAATAACAGAAAGGCTTCCTGATTATTTAGTTTAGTATTAGACCAACCTTTCCAGATTTCTGCTTCCGACTGGAGAATCGTTACAGCCTTAGAGATTAGTTTAGCGCCTTGGTCAATGTCTAGTTTCTTCGTATGTCTTGACTTATAAATGCTGGCAGCTTTAGACACGAAGATCTGACCATTCATACAAGCCCATTGATTAGCTCCAACAGTACAGACAAAGGGCATAGTCCCATCAAGACTACTAACAGTTAGAAAGTTTAATGAGGCATTATCGCCATCAGGAGTTTCAATAAACTCATTGGGCAAAGTATGCCTAACAAAACATTTGGCACCGTTGTGGGATACTTGAATGTCTTCAGTAATACCCGAAGTATTTAAGTCTGACCTAGCTATGATGGACCGTTGGTTGTCGATCATTCGCTTATAAGATAAATCATATAATGATGAATACCTTGAACCGTGAACACCCAACTCAGCACCAGTATCAGTCCGATACAGAACATGTTTAGTAGATTTTAATTCTGTGTACTGGTCAGGATAATAAACTAAATCAGCTTTAGCGATGTCGAAGTCGGCAGGACCATAATCGTTATCGTTAAATACCTGAGAGTTACCAAACAAATTTACTACATTATTCATACTGAAAGCTCCTGTTGTTTTACTTTAATGGTGTAACCTAGTGATTTAATATCTTTAATGCACTGTTCTGTTAGTGTTTTTTTGCCAGATATTCTTGCGAACAAATCTGCTTTTTCACAAACAGGATAATACATAAGATTCCCGTAGTTGTTTTTAACTTCAATAGTTATGTCCACTTTCTTTATGCTCCTCAAATGCTTCTAGCATTATATTAAATAAAACATCATTGATATTTTCAAAAGGTATATATTTACCATTAACATCAACATGGGTAAACTCTACCTCTTCAGGATAACAAATCATATTAGGTGGTTCATATTGTGGAGGTCTGTAATGGATCACACAAGATCCTTTTACTCTACCAACTTCAAATTTCATAACACTACTATAATTACCATAAAATGGATATTTTGTC